CTTCACACTGACATCCGCTACCATTTCTAAATTGTTTTATATCTAATACAATTCTGCTTCCTGCAGGAACTGTGTAATCAGAAAACTCCCAAGTTGGATGAGCAGGGTCGAATCCTGCTGTTTGAGCAGTATTCATTGGATAATCTAAAATAGGGAAAGTACCCGGTCCAATTGGTCCCGGACTTGCCGCTCTTGCTGTTTTTTTACCCGGAGCAATAATAGCATTCTCATCTTGAACTGTATTAAAGCTATTTGGGTTTATTTTCATATAAACTCCCGCAGGAATTGGTATAAATACTGAAGGGTCTAATTCAGTTGGTATTTCAATAAAGTCTGACGCTTGAGAGGACTTCTCAAGAACAGTTGCATATACGCAAGATGATGTTGCTCCACTTGAATCAGCTTTCACAATTAATCTATCTCCTGCTTCTACCTTTCTTGCATTCTCTCCTTCTAATAAAAAGTATGCATTGTTGGTTAAAGGGTCTTGGAAGAATATGCTACAATAAATTGTCTCATAATTCTCTTGGTCAGGTTTTATTACAAACTTATACCTAGTAGCCCATCCCGGAGGTTTTTGAGTAGCAGGTATTGTTACTTTGATTGAATTTTTAAATGCAGACAATCCACAAGGAACGTGCTCTGTATTATTAGGACTAACAAGAGCAGTTGATGCTCTATTAAACTCATCCATATAAACTATACCAATCTCATAATCACGATTGCTATGTAAACTCTGAGGATTAGCTACTTCTTGAAAAGTAGCCTCTGCTAGAACAACTTGATAGTACTCATAAAAAGTTTGAGTAGGGCTAGGTACATTATTAACAAATTTTTGTGCAATAAATTGGAATCCAATCCAATTACTGCTTGGGCTTGTTACAATACCAATAGGTTGTGCAACTGCACTTATACCACTTCCTATAGCTGTATTTGAATCTAAAGTATTTGGCAACAAGCAGTTAACTGAATCAGTAAATGTTGTTCCTGTACAAGCGGTTGCAAATGATTGAATGTTTGCTGATGTACCAACTGCAGTTTGAAACTCTACACTTGTCGCTAATGCATATACAGATGTGTACGTTTTAGTTAAAAAAAATGAAAAGTTTAAACTTACGTCAGTAGTTTCTTGTGTAGGGAATGGAGTTTGACCTGAAAATTGAGCGTGCTCAATTGTTACTGCCAAACTAACAGCAGAACCTGCAACTAAATTTTGACCTGTTAAATCAAATGAAACTATTGAACTTGGAACACTTACGCTTCCGTCAATATTATAATTTCCTGTTGAAGTAGCATCATTTATATTAGAATTACCAATAGGTAATGAAACCAAATCAGTAGTATATTCAAACTTAACGGGAACACCATATTGGTCTACCAAATCGTATCCTTCAATGTAATTACCATACATCAATCTATTTCCCATAATAGTCTGAGCCTTAGCGTATCTAGGTACGTTATCATACAATCTTAATAATTCAGACTCAGATAGTATTGTAAATATTTTACTATTGGTAAATATATATTGGTATTCTGTATTATTTGCAAGACCTAAGTTAGCCTTGTCAAGTTTTTCAATAACTTTTATAACAGTACCATCTGCTCTTTTAAATAGCAAATCAACACCAACTACAAGAGAACTTCCTGAGTTATATGTAATTCTTGCTGAGTTGCAGAAGTTGGTCATACCCTCATTTAAAAAACTCTCAGTACTAAAACTAAACGCATTAGGTACAAAAGCAGGTTGAGACCACTGAGATGTAGCACTATACTCTCCGTCAATATATTTGTATCTATAAGCAAAACAAATAAATCTTGTAGTTAAAAAATTCTCCTGTCCATTAGTTACAATAGGCTCTACATCAGGAGATTCTACCGGTGGCTTCTTAATCACAAGCAAAGATTCTGCTGTAAATTGGTCTATATTAGATACGGGGTTAGCGTAATTTCTATTGGTATTTATAAATCTAGGTGCATTGTAGTCATCCGTAAAAAACAATAAATCGTTTAATATATTTACACCCGTAATCAAATAACTTGGGTTAAAGTTTAACACAGTATTAACGTTTGCACCATTGTTAATGCTTATTACGTGATATGTTAATATGTTGGTAAAAACGTTAAAAGAAACAATTAGGTCAAGTTTACCTGTAGCACCTACCGGGAAAGCTGAATCGTGAACAAACCAATATATGGTTTCATTTGCACTATCCTCAATTGCACCGATACATCTTGCTGATGAACTAAGAGATGTTCCATTATATTTTAATGTAGTAAGAGAAAGATTACCTTTTGTATTCTCTATTACTCCCATCTCAGCGTTCTCGGTTGAACCCATCCTAATATTCATAGCGTCAACATACTCACCCTCAGGAAGCAAACGTTCGTCTACTACCTTATTCATTCTACCTGCTATGAAGTTTCTTGTAAAATTTGCCATTTTATTTTATTTGCTTGTCCATACCTCTCATATTCATTAAGAGTCTACCGGGATGAATGTTACTGATTCTTATTTTAGCATTACTTAACAAAGCCTTTCTTTTTTTACGAGAACGGGCAACAATATATTCTTGGACACCAAGTTTAGAACTAAGTATCTCATATTCAACTGCTGCATAAATATATGCTTCAAATAACTTATTTACCGTAATCAAAGAATTGTCTCCCTGCTCCATACCATCAGACACATACTCAAGAATACAAGACAACCCCGACATCGATGAGTCAAAGTTAATAACTCCTGACTTTCTATCAATATTAAAAGTAGGATTAAAATTTGCAGTCTCTGTATTTAGTCCATATGCCGCCCCAATGTTTGCTTCAAAATACCACATCCCATCGTAGTTCCATCCTAACTGCCCATTATATTGATTACCTTGATTAAGGTAAATACTCTTTTTTGTTTTAGCTAATCTCTCCAAGTCAATAGTTGAGTATTGTGGAGATAAAGCATTCCCGTATTGGTCAAATAAAATACGACCCGTATTGTCTTGAAGATAAGCCTTAGATGAAAGTGTTTGAATATTCTCGGTTAAAGGTCTAAGCCAACCATCTTTGTATAAAGATACACGCACCCAATTGACATAGTCAGAAGGTAAAATAAATCTTAATGTGTCAGGAACAGTTAACTCTAATACTTTAATTTCTTTAAAAGCATCATAATTTAATTCCTGAATAGCACGCTTTGCGTGAAATAATATTTTATAACGTTCTTCGTTATTAACTAAAGAATGGTTTCCTGCATACATCAATAAGAAGTTATTGACTATGTCAGTTAGGCTAATGAATTGATAAGACCCCCAATTGGCGTCCTCAGGTACTACACCTCCATTCTCGTAATATTGATACTGTGATATATATGCCATATCTTAAATTTTTATGGATTTTGTTCTTGTTGTTCTTTCGCCATACTAAATTGTGTAACCTCAGTCTCACGAATAGATACACCACAATACTGAAGAATCCTTGTAATTAACTTATATTCATCTTCAGGAGGCAGTTCAAAGTCTTGATAATCATTTTGAGATTGGTCAAACACCGGCTCACCATTAGTAAGTGTTATATATGTCCATTTTGGAACTGCAGGATACCTAAAATAGGTTGATTCTACTTGCCCCTTATTACTTATAGTTGTAGGATAAAAAGTCAATTCTGAGCCTTGTAATGCGTAAACAGGGAACTCATTTGTTGGTTGCGTTAAATTTGAATTAACCAACAACGTAAGTTTATTATTAATTACCTTTTCCGCTTGAACATTAGTAGATGAAGAAAAAACTCCATAAGAGTTTGCAGAAGCTAAAAATATATTTGAGTCTAATGCTAATACGGTATTACTAACTACTGATGTTACGGTAGATACTAAGCCTGTTGTTATGTTAGTAACAACGTCACCTGCTGAAATATCATCTGATAAAAATGTAGCAGTACTATCAACTAACTGACTACTAACTACGGATGTATTTGTTCCTGTTTTCAATGTAACCGGTCTACACTTAACGTCCAATAACATATAAGTATAATAACCTGTTGTCGCAGGAGTAGGCATTGAGAATTTGTTAGCAGCTATTTTTGTTAAATAGTCTGTTCGTAGAAAATATTCTAATACTTCTGCTGTTGGTTGTTCCATATCAGCATAGTCTACACCCGACAATCGAGCATTTTCTGCATTTATAACCTTATTGTAACTATTAAAATACTCCTCATAAATTTCCATCTGTGCATTTTGAGCATACAGATTGAAATCAGAAGGAGAGATATATCCATAGTTGTTCTTATTCAACACAGACAATACCGCATTTCTTACTGAGTTTATCATTAGTTCTTTTTTACAAATATACATAAAAAAAAGAGGGCACAATCAGTACCCTCTCTAACCTATCAATCTATCAATAACCAAATATATCTACGACAAAGTTGCTTCTAACATTTTTAGCGAATCTATGCCTTCATCACTTTGTAAGAAATGGGCTACCATACTAAAAGGGTCTTCTCCAAAAGGAACCGACAACATCTTCTTTTTATTAGTAGCTGTATTAAACCATACTTCTTTCTCGCCATTTCTTAATACCAATAACTTGTTTTCAAAAAATGTACGGACTTTGGCTTGGAATTTTAATTCAGGGTCATTCAATATATTTAAAAACTCTCTTGGGTCTCTTTTAGCAAATACCAATATATCACGCTTTAACTCAGCAGTAGATACGGTAGATGGGTCTTTACCAAACATCACTCTTGTTAGAGTTTCAATTTGGTCAAGTGTAAGCTGACGAGCCTCCACTAAGGCATCAACTTCAATGTTTAAATCTTCAACCTCAGCACTTGCGTCTTTCTCTTTGTCTATTTCAACAAAAATATTGCCATTTAATGGATGGTAATGTAAAAACTGCTGTAGTACGGGGTTTGTTCTTGGCACTCTTAAGAACCCATCTTCAAAG